TATCGCGTCCTCAACAATGAATTTTGTGATGCGGTGCCTGGTGCCTCCAGGTGACGTTAACCAGTTAACAATTAACGCCGGATACAGAGAATCCACCCATAACACTGTTTTTGGTTTTAACTGTTCCGCGTGCGCTGAGCCGCATTCACCGCATCACAAAATTCACTTTAAAAAGGGCGGCAGAGCAGTCACGGAGTAGAACTGATACCGCCAAAAGTCACCAGAAAATTGATAACAGAGGGCGTTGCAGCGGAGTTGTCACTTAAGCGTATGGTCAACCTGACAACCCGGTGTCCTCAACGGGGAAGGAATAACCCCGCCATACTTACCGCCGCGCCATTTCGCGGAGTGCCACAACCGGAAGCGCACGGTCGACGAAAATTTAACGACAGGCTATCTGTGAACCAGCTACCTCGCCGTGCGCTTTCGCGTTATGGTCTGACTTTTCAGGGAAATATCCTTTCAGTAAACTGTCAGTGCCGGATGCTCACCCGTGTCCGGCGCACGCACTCCACCTCACCCGTGGAGAACTCCTTAATTACCAACCTTAGCTTCGTTGGTTAGCTATTAACGCGGGTATGTAATCATTCTGGCAATGCTTAATGCCGCTGCTTTTTCCAGATTGGTGATATCCTGCTCCAGAGCGGACAGATTTTCAGCCTGCTTAGCCCTGGCTTCATTGGCCCATTTCAAATCCTGCGCTGCATTAATTTTCTGGCGCATCCACTCATAAAGTTCATCATTGGTATAGTCTGGCGCGATGATGACGGGTTCTCGTTTCTGCATACTGATTCCTCGCGGTGCTGCTTCGCTTATCAGCCGTTAGATTTTGCCGAGCTGGAAAGCGCCTGTTTAAACTCACTGAAGCTGAGAGCTTCTTCGCCTTCGGCAAGGCCTTCGAAGTATTCTTCGTAAGCCTTTTCCATGATTGTGTCGAAATCCATATCACTCACCTGAGTTTCTTTCCAGCCAGCGACGGGCACCATTTTCGGTTTTAAACGTTTTGCTTTTGGTATACGTCATCGCGGTGAACGTACCGTCCTGGTTGGGGAACACGCCACATACCAGAGATTCGCTGTTGCCAAGATCGATAGTATCCATGCTGACCTCATTTCCCCTTAACGCCGGGGTAGCGGAACAAAAACCTGCTGCATAGTTATTAAAGTTGAACCCTGCCGTCATGTTCTTACGCCTCGGGCTGGCTACTTAACCCCTGACCACTGCCTGGTAACTCGAAGTATTGCCCTGCATTCTGTGGGACGGGGTGGGTTGGTATGAAAGGAAGGATACCTATGGGTATTCAAAAAGTAAATACCCATAGGTAATTTTTTTGGTGTGTCTTAACTGGTGACTGGTTGTTTGGTGAGTTATGATGCGTTTTGTGCTTTCTTTTTACGGATTTCTTCGTAGATCATATTGTAATACTGTTTTTTCTCTTCAAGAGTTTTTAATAAGTTATCCGCTTCACTTTCTGGCAGTTCGTCTAAGAGATCTAAAAAAATACGTTGTCGTGGCGTTAGAACCCTTGTTTCATAATTGGAGGCTGTGTTCGTTGATGATGAAACGATACCATCCATCCATCCCCGGGGTAACCCAAAGGACTCTTCTATAATCTCCACCATATCATCAGCGATCCGTTTTTTTCCTTTTTTCCCCTCTGGGTACAACATTCTTGATACATAAGAAGGCTCGCGACCGATCTTTCTGGCCACGTTAACCGCTTTACCATCGCATTGCTCATCACGAATTTTGATGAGTTGTTGTCGTCTAAATTCATATTTGTCCATAGGTAAATAATAGATGCGATTACCGCAAGGTAAACAACCCAAGGGTATTGACTTTTGTTTACCTGTAGGTATTCTTTGCTGTGTTTACTAAGGAGTAGCTATGGAAGAATTAAGAATATTTCTCAATTCTCTTTCGTCAGATGAACAGCGTATGTTTGCATGTGAGTGTGGTACTAGCATCGGTTATCTAAGAAAGGCATTGAGTAAAGGTCAAATGTTAGGGGCATCGTTATGTGTCCTTATTGAGCGAGCCAGTAATGGTGAAGTTACACGTCAGCAACTAAGGCCTTTTGATTGGATGAATATTTGGCCCGAGCTGGAAGATACCAAAACGTTAACACAACCACTTACTAGGAGCTTGATTCATGAAAATCAAGCATGAACACATCCGCATGGCGATGAATGCCTGGGCGCGTCCTGATGGCGAAAAAGTTCCAGCAGCTGGAATAACCCAGGCTTATTTTGAGTTGGGTATGACGTTTCCTGAACTGTATGACGACAGCCATCCGGAAGCCCTGGCTCGCAATACCCAGAAAATTTTCCGCTGGATAGAGAAAGACACCCCTGATGCAGTTGAAAAAATTCAGGCGTTGTTACCAGCGATCGAAAAGGCAATGCCACCTTTGCTGGTGGCCAGAATGCGCAGCCACAGTTCAGCTTATTTTCGGGAGCTGGTGGAGACGCGGGAGCGACTGGTGAGAGACGCTGATGATTTTGTCGCAGTGGCAATCGCCGGTTTCAATCAGATGAACCGTGGTGGCCCGGCAGGAAATGCTGTGGCAGTACATTGACTGACAATAGCCATATCGAATCGCTTCCGGCAACTCGTGAGTAAAAAGATTCGGTATCAGAAGAGGTGAGTATGGCTAACGCCTGGCTCAGATTATGGCATGACATGCCAAATGACCCTAAGTGGCGAACAATTGCCAGGGTGTCAGGGCAGCCAATTGCAACAGTGATGGCAGTGTATATCCACCTCCTGGTGAGCGCGTCACGAAATGTCACGCGAGGTCACATTGATGTCACGACAGAAGATTTGGCAAGTGCGCTCGACGTGACAGAAGAGGTAATTGATTCAATTTTGCAGACGATGCAGGGGCGGGTACTTGATGGTGATTTAATCACTGGATGGGAAAAACGCCAGGTGCTGAAAGAGGACAACGGCAATATTTCGCAAACCGCAAAATCTCCTGCAGAGCGCAAGAGGGCGCAGCGAGAGAGGGAAAAAATGCGGGAACAAAATGGCGATTGTCACGGCGCGTCACGAAATGTCACGCACATGTCACGACAAGTCACGACAGATAAAGATACAGATAGAGATACAGATAAAGAAGATCAAAACACTATGGTCCATGGCGTAAAAAACGCCACGAACCATGTAGGGGATGTTCAGACCGTCACTCCTGGCCAGCCCGCAGGCACGACACCGGAAGCCGATTCAGCGTATGCGCTGAAAGCCGATTCGGGCGCTGTGCAGCAGGCGATGACCGCAGGGCCGGAGCAATCACACCAACTGCAGCAGCCTGAAGCCGATTCCGCCATTCAGCGGGAAGCCGATCGGGTAGTCCCGGAAAACACCGGGCAGCCTGTGGGACGAGTGGATTATCCGGATGTGTTCGAACAGGTCTGGCGGGAATACCCGTTACGAGCCGGGGCAAACCCGAAGAAATCCGCTTTCAGTGCCTGGAAGGCCAGATTACGCGAGGGGGTGCCACCAGAGGCCATGCTGGATGGTGTGAGGCGTTACACAAGATACCTAGCTGCTACCGGGAAAACGGGAACGGAATTTGTTCAGCGAGCGACGACGTTTTTTGGACCGGACCGGAATTTTGAAAACCCCTGGTTGCTCCCGGTAAGCGGCACGAACAACCAGCGTTGTGTTAATCATATTTCTGAACCGGACACCGAAATTCCGCCGGGATTCAGAGGGTAACAGATTTCAGGTCATGGGGTAATTTTCAGGAGGGCTTGTGGCAAAAGTTTTTACTCCCGAACTGCGGGAAGAAGTGAAGGCGCGCATTGTGGAACTGGTACGCAGAGATGGGCGAAAAACGCGTAAACAACTGGAAAATGAAACCGGGGCGACGAGACACCTGATAGAAGTTCTGGTGAAAGAGCTGGTAGTTAGTGGCGCAGTATATGGTTCAGGACATGGAATATTTCCTTCGGAGCAGGCTCGTAAGGACTGGGGAAAAGCCCGCAAAAAAATGTCGAGAGCGGCAGTGAAAAAGAAGAGCGACCCTGACCTGATTTATTCATTGCTAGATGGCGAAATACGCCGTTACAACAGACGACAGAATATAATTTGTCGCGAGTGTCGTCAGAGCGAAGTTATGCAGCGCATACTGGAATTTTATCAGGGAAATGTTCGGTATTTATTGAAGTGACGAAATTAAAGAGCATTAGTTCAGATATTAATTGACACTTCGATGGCACAGGCCCAGACCTAGTCTGGTTGTCAGCTTTGAGCCAGGTGAACGTTGGTATCGTTAGTTTGTATTAATCAACGGAGAATAGGCCAAATGACTTTTCTTTGCTTCTTTTAATTATAATTCAAGTTCAATTGATTACATTGAAGTACTAATGTGAGTCCGTCAAACAAATAGCTCAAGGAATAGGCCATGTGGGGAAGTGAAAACAAACAAAATCTGGACGTACTGGATCCTGTGCAGTTGGTGCGTATCGAAGCGGTACACCGGGGGTTCCTTTACCAGCATCTTTACGCTGTAGGCTGCTTACTTTTGGCGCAGAGGGCTGCTATGGACTCAGTAACTGTCGAGCTTGATGAGGATATTGAGCTGAAATCCAAACAGGAACGTCTCTACATTCAGGTTAAAACCCGTTCAAAACCTATTATGCCCAACGATGTGTCGGGGGCTCTGGAGCGATTTGTAAAGCTCAGAAATGAGCATACTTCGGCAAACCGCGAAGGGGTGGCTTCTTTTGTGATTATTGTAAACCAGGCGCCTGGACCGCTGCTTCAGAAGATGATTGACGATAAAAAGCTTCCTTCTGATGTTCTTATTGTCTGGCCCCAGTCGATAGCTGGACGTCACCCGGCACTTCCGCCCGCATGGAGTACTCTGGCTGATGCGGCCACATGGTGTATCGCAGAAGCAGAAAAGCTGAAATTTTCACTATTGTCCCCAGAATCCTTGATTTGGAAGTTAGCAGGATTGGTTCAGCTTGCCGCCACCGGAGGCGATACCAATGGACAACATACGTTTTTCACGGAAGAACTTACTGAACTATTTGAACAGTTGATCGTTCAGCTACAGGACTTTCCTGCACCACCAGCACTGTACCGCCCACAAAACGAAGAACCTTCTCTCACATCTGGTGAGCGGATCCGTATCCTTTGTGGACTCTCAGGTGCAGGCAAGACAGCTTGGGCCGCACAGGCCGCATTACACTCCACTGCACTTTGTGCTTATTACGACACCGGTGATCTTCCCGGTCCAGCTCTGGCCAGTACGCTGGTGCGCGAGATGGCTGCTAGATTTACAGCCCGTGACCAAGACGGTTTGCGCAGGATTTTGCTCCCCGGTGCCAGTGGTTTTGAGGCTCTTAGGAGTTTTGATACCTACCTGAAAGAGCAGGGTACCACCTTGGTGCTGGTTCTGGATAACGCCCATCGTGTACCTGCGGAAAATCTACGGGATGTTCTGAATGCAACTACACATATTCGTTTTGTGCTGTTGTGCCAGCCTCACGAAAACGTTCGCGAACTGGAGGTCATGACGGGGCTACAGCGCGAGGGCCTGCAGGGATGGAATCTCGATACGGTAGCTGTCGTTGTAAACGATATCGGAGGATTTGCCACCGCTATGGGATACGAGCAGCTACGGGCTTACACTGGTGGTCTTCCCCTGTATGTAGAGAGCGCCGCAAAAATCGCCGTTTCTGATTATGAGCGTAATGTCGATGCTCTGTGTGCTGAACTCCAGCAACAAACCCATACTGCGGAAACCGCCCAAGAAATTATTCTGTCACGTGTATTTCAGGGATTTGAATCACTACTTCAGAGCGCGCTGGCATTGTTCAGTCTCTCTGACGTAGGGCTGAGTCGCGAAGAGATTTCTACGCTCCTAATCAATTCGCTGAACATTTCACCAAGCAGTGCGGCTTCTTTAATTAGGAAAATGCGCGCTACTGGCACTATTGAAATTTATGGAAACCAGACCCTGAAGGTACATGATGCTGTCAGGGGGCTAGGACTGCAACATCTGGAACTGATGGATCAGGGTATATCGAACAAAGCGCTACTAGCGCTGAAAGACCTTTTAGTTGAAAGTCTTCATAATACCCGCAATACAAAACGGTTATCGTTGTTGACTCAACTTTATATTAAGCTCAATGATGTCACGACGTTGATCGAACTCTCAGGCCAAGAAATGTTTTATGAGATGGGCGTGACGGTCGACATTCTTGCAAGCTTGGAGCGTGCTGCAACATCGGACTTATTGGGACCTGTTCATAAATTCTGGGCATTGGATGGCCTTGTTTTCGTTGAGCTTAAAGACGGAATATCCGACCACATTGCTCAGAGGTTAAACATCATGGGAGCTTTACTTGCGGAGCACAAGTTCGGCTATCAAGAAGAGATGGCCTATGCAATGAAACGAATGTTATTTTCGGCAGAAAGCAATGATGCACGAGAAGTTCAAAAGCTGGCACAGGAAGTCCGCCCCCAACTCCCAGATGAAGAACATAAACGCATCTTTGACTACAACCATGCCATTGCACTCTGGAGATTAAAAAAACTCAAGGATGCTGAAACATTAAGCTGTAATGTTATACAAGGGTACTATTCTTTATTTGGTATCACACCTGCTGATGTCATAGGAAAAAACGCCGACGCATTATGGAAAACTATTAATCATTCCGAAAATATGCAGGAACACTTTAAACATATGGCTGATGCTCTGGAGTTGCTGGCCAGAATTCGTGATGCGCAGGGAAAACTGTCACCATTACTGCGTATTCATTCGATGAAGTTCTACAATCTGGCCATGGCCCCGGAATCCATGGTCAGGGTGGGCCAAGATCTGGCGGATGAGTTTGTTGCCATAAAGGATTACGACGGTGCCAAGGAAGTCATGGAGCAACATGTCCTGCCGGTTGTCAATGAGGCAGGTCTAGTACATCGACTGATTCAGGTTCGAAGCCAATACGCAGTCATATTGGCACTATCGGGTCAGCATAAAGCAGCTGATGTCGAAATGCAGCGCCTTGCTCCCTATATCGAAGGCCTCACAGGTGTACAGCGTCAAGAAATCCAAAATCAATCAAATTACATCGTACAGCTTGCCCATAAAGCAGCAAAGACTAAATTAACTGAAGTTTTTGGTGCGGTCGGCCGGAATGAACAATGCCCCTGTGGCTCGGGAATAAAGTACAAAAAATGTCACGGTGCCTGAGTCTTTGTACGACCATGCGGGCCTTATTGTCTTGCTATTGCTCTTATGGTTCGCCTTTCTGATTGATTTCATATTGGCGAGGTGACGGGAGTTAAGTAGAATGGCTGCGGGTGCTTGAGGCTATCTGTCTCAGGCATGAACACCAAAGGCAGATAGAGAAAAGCCCCAGTTAACATTACGCGTCCTGCAAGACGCTTAACATTAATCTGAGGCTCAATCTATGAACGGCAAATCTAGGTTAGCCTCTTACGTGCCGAAAGGCAAGGAGAAGCAGGCTATGAAGCAGCAAAAGGCGATGTTAATCGCCCTGATCGTCATCTGTTTAACCGTCATTGTGACGGCACTGGTAACGAGGAAAGACCTCTGCGAGGTACGAATCCGAACCGGCCAGACGGAGGTCGCTGTCTTCACAGCTTACGAACCTGAGGAGTAAGAGACCTGGCGGGGGAGAAATCCCTCGCCACCTCTGATGTGTCAGGCATCCTCAACGCACCCGCACTTAACCCGCTTCGGCGTTTTTTCCGTTGATTAACTCTAGTTATTAGAGAACCGAACTTTTATTGATGGGGCAGGGAGATGAAGAAACTTGTTTTAGTCGCAGGTGTAATGATTGCAACAGTAATGTTGGGAGGGTGTGCAGCAAAGGTCGATCCAGCGTTGAAAGCAGAAGCAATGAAGCCACTAACATGTAATGATGAAAAGCAATGTGACTTTTATTGGAAACGAGCGCAATTCTGGTTGGCTAATAATTCCTCATGGAAAATTCAAACGGCGACAGACACGCTAATTTCCACTTATAATCCCTCTCCAAATAGTCCATTCCTCGCTTATCAAGTGAGTAAAATGCCAAATGAAGATGGATCCTCAAGAATTTTCATCAAGCCTTTTTGCGATAATATGTTTGGCTGTCAACCAAACCCCTATCAGGCAGTTGTTTCCTTTAAAAACTTCGTTAAAACAGGGCAGTAGTGTATAGCTTGGACGATAAATTATTAGTGAAAACGCCGTAAACCCTCACCCAATGTGGACTAAGTCTATCAAACATGACTGTGATGATTAGTCCGTAGTTGTTGCCTATGAAATCTGGATTGAGTCAGGGTTTAATCCAATAATTATTCTATCGTTCCTTTACAAGTCCGGTATATTACTTTCAGTTTGTTTTAGCATACCCGCTTCGGCGGGTTTTGTTTTTTCCTGGCATTCTGGTTTACAATTCGCACGCCAGCCTGAACAACTGGCACCTGCTGCGCCAGCAGAGACAACCGATGGCGCACGATACCAAATTACACAATTCTGATGATTTTGCCGTCTTTGCCAGCAGGCACGGGCGGCGTTCCCGCACTTTCAAATCTGACTGGTTCCAGCATGACCCATGCACTGAAGAACAGGCCGAGTGGCTAATTCAGTGCTACCGCAGACACGGATACGAGATTAAGAAAGCCCTCAGCCTCGATTATCGTCACTGGATAATCTCCGTCAGGCTTCCTTACTCCGAACGCCCACCGCGTCCGTCCCGCACATTCCAGCAACGCATCTGGAGGTAACGTGCGAGTATTACTTCGACCTGTTCTGGTACCGGAACTCGGGCTGGTGATCGTTAAGCCGGGCCGTGAATCCATGCCGGTATTCCACAATACCCGGGTACTGGTGGAGCCGGAACCGAAAAGCATGCGTAATCTGCCGTCCGGGGTTGTTCCTGCCGTTCGCCAGCCGCTAGTGGAAGACAAAACATTGCTGCCGTTTTTCAGTAACGCACGGGTGATTCGTGCTGCTGGTGGTGCTGGTGCATTGTCTGACTGGCTGTTGCGCCATATTAAATCCTGCCAGTGGCCACACGGCGATTATCATCACAGCGAAACCGTCATTCACCGTTATGGTACCGGCGCAATGGTGTTGTGCTGGCACTGCGACAACCAGCTGCGTGACCAGACATCCGAATCACTCGAGCAACTTGCTCATCAAAACCTGTCAGCATGGATGATTGACGTCATACTCCATGCAATGAATGGCTCGCAGGAACGGGAATTATCGCTGGCTGAATTATCCTGGTGGGCGGTCCGCAATCAGGTGGCGGACGCGCTACCGGAAGCGGTATTACGTCGTTCGCTGGGGTTGCGTGCGGAAAAAATCCGCTCAATGTACCGTGAAAGCGACATCGTACCGGGAGAGCAGACCGCCACTAGCATACTGAAGCAGCGCACAAAAAATCTTGCGCCGCTGCCTCACGCCCACCAGCAACAAATCCCGCCACAGGAAAAGACTGTGGTCAGCATTGCCGTTGATCCGGAGTCACCGGCTCAGTATCTCCAGCGCCAGAAACCACAACGGGAAGAGATGCCTGTATACACGCGCTGGGTAAAAACGCAGAAATGCATGACGTGCGGTAATCAGGCAGATGATCCGCATCACATCATTGGTCATGGACTGGGAGGGATGGGAACAAAGGCTGATGATTTGTTTGTTATTCCGCTGTGCCGTAAATGTCATAACGAACTGCACGCCGGGGTAAAAGATTTTGAAGAAAAACACGGCAGCCAGCTGTTGTTGCTGATTCGTTTTTTAATGCACGCGAGAAATTCGGGTGTTCTGAAGTGGAAAGCATGAATGACTGAACGCATAGAATTTGTTTTGCCTTACCCGCCGACGGTGAATACCTACTGGCGACGTCATGGCAATACGTATTTCATCTCGGAAGCCGGAAAGCGTTATCGCCGTGATGTGGCGCTAATTGTTCGCCAGCAGCGGCTGAAATTAAGCCTGTCCGGAAGGCTGGCGATAAAGATTATTGCAGAGCCACCGGATAAGCGCCGCCGCGACCTGGACAATATCCTGAAGGCACCACTGGATGCGCTTACGCATGCCGGACTACTTATAGACGACGAGCAGTTTGATGAAATCAATATTGTGCGCGGTCAGCTCGTTCCTGGTGGGCGGCTGGGGATAAAAATCACAGAACTGGAGTGCGCATGAATAACCAGTATTTACAGTTTGTGCGTGAGCAGCTCATTATCGCCACCGCTGATTTGAGTGGGGCAACAAAAGGTCAGCTTGAAGCCTGGCAAGAGAATGCCATGTTCGATACAGGGCGTTACAGGCGAAAAAAAATCCGGTACCGCGATGAAGTGACTGGAAAAATGATAACGCGGGATAATCCACCAATCCCGGGAAAGCAATCGCTGGCGAAGGGGACGTCAATTCCTCTGGTCAGTCCGGTTGAGTTTTCGACATCATCGTGGCGGCGGGCTGTTCTGTCTCTTGAAGAACATCATAAAGCCTGGTTGTTGTGGTGTTACAGCGGGAGTATTTGTTGGGAATATCAGATCGCGATAACACAGTGGGCGTGGAATGAATTTAATACTCAATCCGGTACCAGAAAAATTGCAGGGAAAACGCAGGAACGCCTGAAAAAATTAATCTGGCTGGCGGCGCAGGCAGTAAAAGCAGAACTTTTTGGTGGGGAAGGTTATGAATACCAGGAGCTGGCATTACTGGCGGGAGTGACAACTAAAAACTGGTCCAAAACATTTACTCGTCACTGGGTTGCAATGAAACACATTTTTCACCGACTGGATAGTGAGGCTTTATTGTTTGTAATGAGAACACGTTCAAAACAAAAGGCGGCATTTTCAAAGCAAAGTGTTGCAAAAGTAGATTGAAAGGCATATATTTCATGCAAATCTGATATTTTGCCGATTTTGTACGTGATGGCAAAAGCAAACAAAACCCGCCCACAAGCGGGTTTTTTTATGCCACTTATCTCGGATAGACATGGTGAATGCGCTGGTGGAGGAAGTAAGGGTGATTTTTAACCAGGTGATTTTTGAATGCTTGCAACATTGATTTCGTAACGTTATTATCCTGCGCCCGGCCCTTTAGCTCAGTGGTGAGAGCGAGCGACTCATAATCGCCAGGTCGCTGGTTCAAATCCAGCAAGGGCCACCAACCGCCACTAGCTCATCAGGAAAGAGCGTCAACCCTTTAAGTTGAGTGTGCGAGGTTCGAGTCCCCGGTGGCGGTCCAGTGCCGACTTAGCTCAGTAGGTAGAGCAACTGACTTGTAATCAGTAGGTCACCAGTTCGATTCCGGTAGTCGGCACCATATGCGGGCATCGTATAATGGCTATTACCTCAGCCTTCCAAGCTGATGATGCGGGTTCGATTCCCGCTGTCCGCTCCAGTTAGAGTCTTTCAGTCTGCGATGATGGGAAATCCCGGAGTGACTGAAAGACGTTTAAGTTATGAATGATCGCTTTTTTTTTGCAAAATTGCTGTGCAGAAATACTAACCTTCGGGCAGGCGATCATTCATAAGCACTCTGCTTTTATTCCGATTAACTGTGAGTGGTTTGTTGGATAGAGTGCTTTCCTTACTGTATATATCGTTTCGCCCGCTTTTGCGGTTTTTTCTTTTCAAATCCCTTTCATTTCTCAGTGTAAAACTACGCCATCCGTTATTTGCGGAGGTGAGGCTATGAAATCCATGGACAAAATTTCAACGGGCATTGCCTACGGCACCTCCGCAGGCAGTGCTGGCTACTGGTTTTTACAGTGGCTTGATCAGGTCAGTCCGTCACAGTGGGCTGCGATTGGTGTACTGGGGAGTCTGGTTCTGGGCTTCCTGACATATCTGACTAACCTGTATTTCAAAATCAGAGAGGACCGTCGTAAGGCTGCACGGGGAGAGTAATTCAATGACTCAAAACTATGAACTGATTGTGAAAGGGATCCGCAATTTTGAGAATAAAGTTACGGTAACTTTAGCGTTACGGGACAAAAAACGCTTTGACGGTGAAATTTTTGACCTGGACATCTCGCTGGACCGTGTTGAAGGTGCCGCGCTGGGGTTTTATGAGGCAGCAGCCAGAAGGAGCATCAGACAGGTCTTCCTGGATGTTGCTGCCGGGTTATGTGAAGGGGATGAGCAGTCGCCGGAAAAGCGCCCCGTAATTTTAGAGGCGCAGAATGTGTGGATAACCTACAAAGGAAAGCTACCAGGAAGAATTACTGGTTCTCTGAAGACTCCTCCGGAATCACAACCTTAAGTCACTGACCGGAACAGATAAACCTGTCCGTGGGCAGAAACCGATAAATCCTGATAAATATCCATGAACGCAAAAATCAGATACGGCCTGTCGGCTGCCGTTCTGGCACTGATTGCCGTCGGTGCGCCCGCGCCTGATATTCTCGACCAGTTTCTGGATGAAAAAGAAGGTAACCACACAACGGCATACCGCGATGGTTCCGGCATCTGGACCATCTGTCGGGGTGCCACGATGGTGGATGGAAAACCCGTTTTTCCCGGTATGAAACTGTCGAAGGAAAAATGCGACCAGGTCAACGCCATTGAGCGTGATAAGGCGCTGGCATGGGTGGAGCGCAATATTAAAGTACCACTGACCGAACCACAAAAAGCGGGTATCGCGTCATTTTGTCCCTATAACATTGGCCCCGGTAAGTGTTTTCCATCGACGTTTTATAAGCGGCTGAATGCTGGTGATCGTAAGGGCGCATGCGAGGCGATTCGCTGGTGGATAAAAGATGGTGGGCGCGATTGCCGCATACGTTCAAATAACTGCTATGGACAGGTTATTCGTCGTGACCAAGAAAGCGCATTAGCCTGTTGGGGAATAGATCAGTGAGCAGAGTCGCCGCGATTATTTATGCTCTGGTTATCTGCATCATCGTCTGCCTGTCGTGGGCGGTCAATCATTACCGTGATAACGCCATCACCTACAAAGAACAGCGTGATAAAAAAGTCAGTGAGCTGAAGCAGCTGACCGCCACCATCGCTGACATGCAGCAGCGTCAGCGTGATGTTGCTGCGCTCGATGCAAAGTACTCGAGAGAATTAGCCAATGCGAAAGCTGAAAATGAAACTCTGCGCGCTGATGTTGCCGCTGGTCGTAAGCGCCTGCGGGTCAATGCCAGTTGCTCCGCAGCCGTGCGTGAAGCCACCGGACCCACCAGCGTGGATAATGCAACCAGCCCCAGACTGGCAGACACCGCTGAACGGGATTATTTCACCCTCAGAGAACGGTTGATGACGATGCAGAAGCAACTGGAAGGGGCACAGCTATACATTCGTGAGCAATGTCTCAGATAAAAACCGGCCAAGGATAATCCGCTAAAGATTCGCCGGTGGCGAAAGAGAGCCAAGGTGTCAACCTACGCTATTACTTATGATAATGCAACAGACGAAGCGGGACATATTGGCGCATAACAAATCAGTGCAGGCTAACTGCAGGAAGAACTTAGGGCGTGAACGTAGAAAACCTAAGTAACGCACATTACATCTATAACGAGATGAAAGAGCTACAGCGACAGAAAGGTATACTGGAAAGTGGTGCAGGGCTTGGTGTGACAATCCAGTCTGCCTATCAATATAGTGCTTTTCTTGAGGCCATACGCCCGCATGCAGTTGCTGAACTTAACAGCCGTATTGAGGAAAAGAAATCCGCGCTGGTTAATTTGGGTGCTTCCTTCTCTATATACGAGCATAATAAGGCGGGTTGGAAACCCGCCTAAAGCACTTAGAAACTGCGTGGAGCTGTGGAAAGAATGGATGCCAGTTCTTCCTTCGATAAATCCCAGCTTCGATTTACAGCGTCAATTTTCTTAAACTCATCAAGCATTGCGTTATAGAGATGTTCTGTACGTGAATGAGTATTGGCAATGGGCTGTTTCTGTTCGGGGAAGCGATCAATTTTCTGATATGCCTCAATGATACTGAAGTAATCGCATTCATTATTACCGTCGAAACCTGGGAGCTGAATTGCCCCATCATGTATTTTTAGATGATGGTCACGGACTAATTCTTTTTGCTCGTCATCACTAAGTTTCCTGAAAGCATTGGAAAGTCCGCGATACATATTCAAGACAGCAGTAACAAAATCACGATCTTCTTTACTTGGTTCGTCAACATCCAAATGTGAATATTCGGCCTTGATAACCCAATCATTACCAGATGACACAGCATATTTAACAAGCTGTGGATCAATATCAGTTTCGATACCTAGGTGGATGGCAATGTCACATAACAAAATGGTATTGATTTTATCTTTAATATCCATGAGTTAACCCTCTGAAGTAAAAAGTAATATCTACACCCGTTGGCTCATGAAGTCTATTGATCTGTCTCATATCAGCAGCAAATCTATTCCATGGAGATACTCAATGCAGGTCACCTTTGATTTATATAAGGGCGAAACATGCCAGCACTAATCCCACGCGCCTGCCGTAAGCGTGGATGTGCAGGTACAACCACAGACAGTTCTGGTTACTGCGATAAACATCGTGGCGAAGGATGGGTACAGCATCAACGCGGACTGAGCCGCCACCAGCGTGGCTATGGCTCGAAATGGGATGCCATACGTGCGCGCATACTGAAGCGTGATAATCATCTGTGTCAGAACTGCCTGCGCAATGGGAGAGCCGTTGAAGCCAGAACTGTGGACCACATCATTCCGAAAGCTCATGGTGGCACGGATGCAGACAGTAACCTGCAGAGTCTGTGCTGGCCCTGTCATAAAGCAAAAACAGCGCGCGAACGCATCAATTGATAACAGCTCCCATCTGCAGGGGAGGGGCGGGTCAAATCTCTGCAACCCTGGCTGTTCAGTACCGCCGCCTGACCTTTCCTCGCATCGCCGCAGGTTCGAAAACTTTTTTTTGGAATGTGATTAAATGATTGATAGGTAAAACCGATTATGTCTGGACCCCCGAAAATCCCGCCACGCCTGCATTTGATACGAGGCAACCCCTCAAAGCGGCCAGTTAAAGACCTCAAAAAAACCGCTAAAAAGGATGAAAAAGGTCTCCCTAAAATTCCGCAACATTTAGGGGCGCAGGGGAAGTACTGGTTCAGGCGAATGGCGGAAGAGCTGAATGCGGAAGGGATCATTTCTCAGCTTGATGCGCGTGCGCTTGAGCTACTGGTGGAAGCCTATACCGAATACCGGCATCACTGCGAAACACTCGATGTTGAGGGGTACACCTACCGCTCGGAAACGCAGAACGGTGATGTGCTGATTAAGGCACACCCGGCTGCTGCGATGAAAGCGGATGCCTGGAAGCGGATCCGGGCGATGCTTGCAGAATTTGGTATGTCACCGGCAAGCCGGGCAAAAGTAAATACCGCCGGACCGGATAATGTTGATCCGCTGGCAGAGCTTTTAAAAGCGAGAGACTGATGGCAAAAGTGGCTGACGGGATCCGCTACGCCGAACGTGTTGTTGCAGGAGAAATTGTTGCTGGCGAATTTGTCCGCCTGGCCTGCCAGCGTTTTCTTGATGATCTGAAGTACGGCGAAAAGCGGGGGATTTATTTCAGTGAACCCCGTGCGCAGCACATCCTGAATTTCTACAAATTTGTGCCTCATGTAAAAGGGGCACTGGCAGGCCAGCCCATTGAGTTGATGGACTGGCATGTATTTATCCTCATTAATATTTTTGGTTTTGTCATTCCGCTGGTCAATGAAGAAACCGGGGAAGTTGTCATGCGCAGCGATGGCAGCGGACGTCCGGTGATGGTGCGCCGGTTCCGGACGGCGTACAACGAAGTCGCCCGTAAAAACGCAAAATCAACACTGTCATCGGGTATCGGCCTGTATATGACGGGGGCAGATAGTGAAGGCGGAGCTGAGGTGTATTCAGCCGCAACCACGCGTGACCAGGCCAGAATCGTGTTTGAAGACGCCAAAAATATGGTCAGAAAAGCCCGGTCGACACTCGGGCGGTTGTTTGATTTCAACAAGCTGGCGATTTACCAGGAGCAGAGCGCATCAAAATTTGAACCGCTTTCCTCGGATGCAAACAACCTGGACGGTCTGAACATCCACTGCGCCATTATTGATGAGCTGCATGCACATAAAACCCGCGACGTGTGGGACGTTCTGGAAACGGCAACCGGTGCCCGTCTGCAGTCCCTGTTATTTGGTATCACCACGGCTGGCTTTAACAAGGAAGGGATTTGTTACGAGCAGCGTGATTACGCCATCAAGGTATTGCGAGGCTATAACAGCGACGTGGAGGGCGCTGTAAAAGACGACTCTTACTTTGCGATCATTTACACGCTTGATGAGGGAGATGATCCGTTTGATGAAACGGTCTGGCAGAAAGCGAATCCTGGCCTGGGCATCTGTAAACGCTGGGATGATCTGCGTCGTCTGGCGAAAAAAGCGAAGGAGCAGGTCTCTGCGCGGGTGAATTTTTTTACCAAACACATGAATGTGTGGGTCACTGCCGAATCTGCCTGGATGGATATGATTAAGTGGGAGAAGTGCGAATACATTGCTCCACAACATGAGCTGAAAACATATCCCATGTGGGTCGGCGTCGACCTTGCTCATAAGATTGATATCTGTGCGGCGGCAAAACTCTGGCGAACCGATAACGGACATGTTCATGCTGATTTTAAATTCTGGCTTCCGGAAGGACGGCTGGAACGATGCTCGCGGCAGCAGGCAGAACTTTACCGGAAGTGGGCGGAGATGGATAAGCTCATCCTGACGGATGGTGATGTTATCGATCATGCTCAGATAAAAAGTGACTTACTGGAATGGATTGGCGGTGAAAACCTCAGGGAACTGGGATTTGACCCGTGGAGCGCAATGCAGTTCAGCCTGGCACTGGCTGAAGAAGGGATACCGCTGGTGGAGGTTCCGCAGACGGTCCGCAATCTGTCAGAGGCCATGAAGGAAACGGAATCACTGGTTTATGCCGGGCGTTTCCATCACAGCAATCATCCGGTCATGAACTGGATGATGTCTAACGTTACTGTAAAACCGGACAAAAACGACAACATCTTCCCGAATAAATCCACGCCGGAAGCCAAAATCGACGGCCCTGTTGCGCTTTTTACAGCCATGAGCCGCTTTCTGGTAAATGGAGGGGGCGTGAATGACTTTCTGTCCACGCTTGATCCTGATGAGGACCTGTTAATTCTGTGAAACAGCTTATTACTGATATGACCGGGCTGATCGGTTTCGGTTTGCTCACTGCTGGCGTTTATCTGTATGCAGGTCTGCCAGCGTCTCTGATGCTGTCGGGCTGTTTGTTGCTGCTTTATGCACTGGTGGTGTCCATGAGGAGAAAACATGCTTCTTGATGCTCTGTTTCGCAGTGAGCCTCTGGAAAATCCCTCGGTTCCGGTAACCGGAGAGGCCGCTGAGACGGATAATATTTTTGCCCGGGATGTGTATGTCAGTCCGGAAACATCCATGAAGCTGGCTGCTGTCTATGCCTGTATTTATGTTATTTCATCCAGTGTGGCTCAGATGCCCCTGCATGTGATGCGAAAAACGAATGAGCATGTTCAGCCGGCACGCGATCATCCGTTGTTCTGGCTCGTTCATGATGAACCTAATGCCTGGCAGACCAGCTATAAGTGGCGGGAACTGAAGCAGCGTCATGTGCTGGGGTGGGGCAATGGTTATACGTGGGTAAAACGTAATCGTCGTGGAGAGGTTACCAGCCTTGAATGCTGTATGCCATGGGAAACCACGTTACTTAACACCGGTGGGCGTCATACTTACGGGGTGTATAACGAAGAGGGTGCATTTGCGGTAAGTCCGGACGACATGATCCATATCAGGGCGCTGGGAAACAATCAGAAAATGGGACTGAGCCCGATCATGCAGCATGCTGAAACCATTGGTATGGGAATGAGTGGCCAGCAGTATACCAGCGCCTTTTTTAACGGTAATGCCCGTCCTGCCGGTATTATTTCTGTGAAAAATGAACTGAACGAACAAAGCTGGGGCAGGCTTAAAAATATGTGGCAGCGGGCGGTGACAGCGCTTCGCAGCCAGGAAAATAAAACCATGTTGCTGCCTGCGCAACTGGATTACCGCGCTCTGACAGTTTCTCCGGTGGATGCTCAGATCATTGATATGACCAAGCTGAACCGGTCGATGATTGCCGGGATTTTTAATGTCCCGGCGCACATGATTAATGACCTGGAAAAAGCCACATTTTCGAATATTACGCAGCAGGCGATTCAGTTTGTTCGCTACACGATGATGCCCTGGGTTGCGAACTGGGAGCAGGAGCTTAACCGTCGCCTGTTTACCCGTACAGAACGGGCTGCCGGGTATTACGTTCGTTTCAACCTCACGGGGTTGCTCCGTGGGACCCCACAGGAGCGTGCGCAGTTCTATCACTTTGCCATTACAGATGGCTGGATGAGTCGGAATGAAGCCAGGGCATTTGAGGATATGAACCCGGTTGACGGTCTGGATGAAATGCTGGTCAGCGTAAATGCAGCAAATCCGTTGAATAACTTTAAAGATACGAAAGGCAAAGAGGAAAAGAACGATGAATGACCGTGAAACGCGCTGTTACAGCGGGGAGGTGCGGGCGGAACAATATGATAATGCCCCGACCCACATTCTGGGGTATGGCTCGGTATTTAACAGTCGTTCAGAACCTCTGTGGGGATTTCGTGAAATCATCAAGCCGGGGGCTTTTGATGATGTACTGAATGATGATGTACGTGGCTTGTTTAATCATGATCCTAATTTCATTCTCGGACGAAGTTCTGCCGGCACGTTGTCATTGTCGGTGGATGAACGCGGTTTACGTTATGACATTGTTGCACCGGATACTCCGACTATTTGTGACCTGGTGCTGTCTCCAATGTTGCGTGGTGACATTAATCAGTCCTCGTTCGCGTTTCGTGTCGCCCGTGACGGAGAGAGCTGGTATGAAGACGACGAGGGGATTGTTATCCGGGAAATCACGCGCATTTCTCGTCTGTATGACGTCAGCCCGGTGACATATCCGGCCTATCAGGACGCAGACTCTGGTGTCCGCTCAATGAAAGCCTGGCAGGAAGCGCGGGCGAGTGGTGCGCTGAAGAAAGCTGTTAACGAACGAATGGCGCGTGAGCGTCTTTTGACTCTTCTTAATGCATAAGGATACTACTGACGATGAAACTTCATGAGATGAAGCAAAAACGAAACACCATTGCAAAGGATATGCGTGCACTGCATGAAAAAATTGGTGATAACGCATGGACTGATGAGCAACGGGCAGAGTGGAACAGGGCGAAAGCTGAGCTGGATGCGCTGGATGAGCAAATCGCCCGTGAAGAAGAGTTGCGCCGTCAGGATCAGGCATATGTGGATGAGTCCGGGCCGGAAGAGCGCCAGAATAATGAGGCGGAGAACGGGAAAAAGGCGGTGGAAGAGAAGCGCGCTGCGGCATTTAACCGTTTTCTGCGTGCCGGATTTGCAGAACTGAATGCTGAAGAGCGTAATCTGATGCGTGAACTGCGGGCTCAGAGTGTAACAACGGATTCTCAGGGCGGATATACGGTGCCCACGCAGATGCGTAACAAAATCATTGACACCATGAAGGCTTATGGCGGGATTGCCAGTGTGGCGCAACTTCTGACCACATCAACCGGGCAGGATATCACCTGGTCAACGTCTGATGGCACGACTGAAGAGGGCGAACTGCTGGCGGAAAATACAGCCGCAACGGAACAGGATGTGACGTTCGGGACCGCTATTCTGGGGGCTAAAAAGCTGTCATCAAAAATAATTCGTGTGTCCAATGAGCTGCTCCAGGACAGTGGGGTGGATATTGAATCTTATCTGGCAAACCGTATTGCCCAGCGTATTGGTCGTGGAGAGGCAAAATATCTGGTTCAGGGGACCGGAACGGGATCACCGTTACAGCCAAAAGGGCTGGCAGCGTCGGTGACGGGAACCATCCAGACTGCAGCCTCTGCCGCTTTCACCTGGAAAGAAATGAATGCCCTGAAACATGCCATTGATCCGGCATATCGTGGTGGGCCGAAATACCGCTGGGCATTCAATGATGCCACATTGCAGACTATTGAAGAGATGGAGGATGGGCAGAAACGCCCGTTATGGCTGCCGGATATTGCAGGCGGTACGCCGGCTACTGTGCTGGGGATCCCTTATGTTATTGATCAGGCTATTGACGGGATTGGTACCGGAAAAAAATTCATTTTCCTGGGGGATTTCAACCGCTTTATCATTCGCCGCGTTACTTATATGGAACTGAAACGTCTGGTTGAGCGTTATGCTGAGTTTGATCAGGTGGCATTTCTGGCTTTCCATCGTTTTGACTGTGTGCTGGAAGATGTGGCAGCCATCAAGGCGCTCACTGGCAAATAACCACTCGTTGTTCAGTTACAGACCGCGCCGACGCGGTTTTTTTATGCCCGCACAGTGTTGCGGGCAGGAGTTTCTGATGGCAGCAATAGTGGAAAAACTCAGGGCGCAGTGCCGTATTGATACAGATGATGCAACTGATGATGAGTTACTGATGCTGTATTTCCGGGCTGCCTGCCGCAAGGCAGAAAATTTTATCAACCGTAAGCTTTATGAGGAGACGGTGCCGGAAGGTGATCCTGAAGGGGTGCTTATAGCTGATGATGTTTTGCTGGCGCTCATGTTGCTGGTCGGGCACTGGTACGAAAACCGGGAAAATTCCTCAGATGTCAGCAAGGCACCAGTCCCGTTTGGTTTTTCTTCTCTGCTGGAGCCTTATCGTTTTATTCCTTTGTAGGAGGAGACATGCAGGCGGGCAGATTACGTGATCGCGTAATTATTCTGAATGTCACCACCGCCCGCTCTCCGTCAGGGCATCCGGTGGAGACGGTGACGGAGGGAGCTACCGTATGGGCAGAAGTTAAGGGTATCAGCGGGAGGGAGATAATCTCAGGCGGAGCAGAAACCGCTCAGGCTACGGTCAGAGTCTGGATGAGATTCCGGCGCGATGTGACAGCGACTTCACGTCTGAAAGTGCTGACCGGTGCATTTAAAGGGGCCATTCTGGGTATAGAAGGTCCACCAATACCGGATGCACGCGCTACCCGGCTTGAAATACTCTGCAGCCTGAAGGGGAATGTGTGATGGATTTCAGTCTTGATTTTTCCGGCCTGGCGGATATTGCACGGGATCTGGAGACGCTCAGCAGGGCAGAAAACAATAAGGTTCTGCGCGATGCCACCCGTGCCGGTGCTGAAGTTATGCGGGATGCAGTTGTTGAACGTGCGCCGGAGCGAACCGGGAAACTGAAGAAAAATGTGGTTGTTCTCACTCAGCGTTCAAAGCGTCGGGGGGAAATTATCTCGGGTGTCCACATTCGCGGACGGAACCTGCGAACCGGAAACAGTGATAACAGCATGAAAGCCAGCGATCCCCGAAATGCATTTTACTGGCGCTTTGTGGAGCTGGGAACGATAAACATGCCCGCGCATCCATTCATTCGCCCGGCTTTCGATACGACAGAGGAACTGGCAGCACGGATTGCCATACAGCGAATGAATCAGGCTATTGATGAGGTCTTAAGTAAATGAGAGAGGCCACACTGTATTCCCTGTTGTCTCAGCTGGCCGGAGGACAGGTTTATCCTTATGTGGTCCCACTGACGGAGGGAAAGCCTGCGGTATCTCCGCCGTGGCTGGTGTTTTCTGTGGTGTCTGACACGGCATCTGATGTGCTTGATGGGCAGGCTGAATCCAGAATTACCGTGCAGATCGATGTCTGGGCGACAGTACCTGATGACGCAGATAATATTCGTGAGCAGGCGCTTGATGCGGTAAGAAAACTGGCACCCTCCGTTATTTCTAAAACGCAGGGTTATGATCCTGACTCCCGTCTGAGCAGAGCCACGCTTGAATTTCAGGTAATAGCCTGAGGTCATTAATGATTTTACCCACCCGCCGCTGGCGGGTTTTTTTATTTTCAGGAGACGAGTATGTCCTCTAATTTTGAGCGTTCGCAACTGACGAAAATTATGATTTCGTCTGCACCGGTAACAGCAGAAACCCTGGATTCTGCCAGCTATCTTGGCCTGAGCTGTACAATCAAAGAGGTGCAGTTTACCGCAGGACAAAAGCAGGATATTGATGTCACCACGCTGTGTTCTGTTGAGCAGGAAAATATTAACGGTCTTGGTGCCGCGTCAGAGATTTCCATGTCAGGCAACTTTTATCTGAATGCTGCCCAGAACGCGTTGCGCAGTGCCTATGACAATGACACCACGTATGGCTTTAAAGTTATTTTTCCGTCAGGCAACGGATTTACCTTTATGGCAGAGGTGCGTCAGCATACCTGGTCTGCAGGAACCAATGGTGTTGTGGCTGCAACGTTTTCCTTGCGCCTGAAAGGTAAACCTGTGCTGACGACAGAGCCGCTGAAAGTGAAGGCCGATTTAAAAAGCACGCTGCGGGTTGCTTCCGGAGCGAAACTTGAAATGGCGGTTGAGGCTGCGGGTGGTGTGCCGCCTTATTCTTATGTCTGGAAGAAAGGTGGTTCTCCTGTTTCCGGACAGACGGCGGCAACGTTCAGTAAGGCATCGGCAGTATCCGGTGATGCGGGTGCATATACCTGCGAGATTTCTGATTCAGCAAGCCCGGTTAACAAAGTGACCTCCACTTCCTGCACTGTAACCGTCAGTTAATGAGGATGGATGTGATGACTAAAAATATCCGTAATCTGGCACTGGCAACGATGTCGGGGTTTCGCCATAAAACCGTTGATGTGCCTGAATGGGAGGGAGCAACGGTTGTGTTACGGGAACCTTCTGCAGAAGCCTGGTTGCGCTGGCAGGAGATCGTTAAAGCAAAAGATGATGAGACACCGTTATCCGTTGCGGAGCGCGCCCGCCGAAATCTGGAGGCAGATGTTGAACTGTTCATTGATGTTCTGTGTGATACCGGACTGCAACCCGTATTTTCAGAGGATGATCGTGAACAGGTGATTGCCGTGTATGGCCCGGTGCATGCGCGGCTTCTTCGGCAGTCTCTGGAACTGATCAGTGATGCCGGCGAGGTTAAAAAAAAGTAGCGCTTCCGGGGATGCGTTTTCTGATGATGCTGGCGCTCAGGATGGGGCGCACATTGTCAGAGTTACGCCGGGAAATGTCCGCATCAGAAATCATGATGTGGGCAGAATTTGACAGGTTCAGCCCGCTGGGGGACGAACGGGCTGATATCCGGGCTGCCCAGATTGTTTCAGCTGTTTACGGTGCGCAGGGGGTCAAAGTGCCACTGAATGATGCGCTTCTTCAGTGGGAGAAGGAGCAGACAGAAGGCGTATCAGATCCATTTGCCGGACTGGAAAACGCGCTTTTAATAGTGTCTCAGTGAGTCAACATAACCGCTTCGGCGGTTTTTTTTCGTCCGGAGAATGAGTGTGGCGACATTACGTGAACTGATTATTAAAATCTCGGCAAATTCCCGGTCATTCCAGTCAGAGATCTCCCGGGCTTCGCGTATGGGGCAGGATTACTACCGTACCATGCAGAACGGAGGCCGGCAGTCCGCTGCTGCATCCCGTGAAATGCGGCGTGCACTGGCAGAAGTGACGGATCAGATAAATACAGCTAAATCTTCGGCACTGAATATGGCGGGGGCATTTGCCGGGGCTTTTGCTACCGGTCATCTTATTTCTTTCGCCGATGAGTGGAATTCAGTAAATGCCCGTCTGAAGCAGGCCTCACAGTCCAGTGATGATTTTCAGGCATCACAGCGTGAATTAATGGCGATCAGCCAGAGAACGGGGACGGCGTTTTCTGATAACGCCAGCCTTTTTGCCCGTTCTGCAGCTTCCATGCGGGAGTATGGTTACAGTTCTGAGGAGGTACTGAAAGTCACCGAGGCGATCTCCACGGGCCTGGAATTATCCGGTGCCAGTACAGCAGAAGCCAGTTCGGTGATCACGCAGTTCAGTCAGGCACTGGCGCAGGGAGTGCTGCGCGGTGAAGAGTTTAACTCGGTGAATAAGAACGGCGATCGTGTTATTCGTGCGCTGGCTGCGGGAATGGGGGTTGCCCGTAAGGATCTGAAGGCCATGGCGGATAACGGAAAGTTGACCGCCGATAAGGTTGTTCCTGCACTGATTAGTCAGCTTGGGGCATTACGTGATGAATATGCGGCAATGCCTGATACGGTTTCATCCTCTGCAACCAAAGTTGAAAACGCCTTTATGGCCTGGGTTGGTGGTGCGAACGAGGCAAGCGGAGTGACGAAGACGCTCTCCGGTGTGCTGAATGGTATTGCAGGCAATATTGACACTGTGGCAACCGCTGCCGGTGCTCTGGTTGCCGTCGGGGTAGCCCGATATTTTGGCAATATGGCGTCTTCTGCTGGATCTGCAACTGCCGGATTAATTACTGCAGCCAGAAACGAAGTGGCTCTTGCGGAAGCGCAGCTCCGGGGGACACAGATAGCAACAGCCAGGGCGCGTGCGGCGGTTTATCGTGCGCAACAGGCGGTTGTTGCTGCTCGCGGTACCGAAAGGCAGGCAGCCGCAGAAGCGAAACTGGCTGCTGCCCAGGCATCACTTACCCGTAATATTGCGGCCAGAACAGCAGCACAGACAACGCTGAATACTGTCACGTCAGTGGGAAGTCGTCTGTTAAGTGGAGCACTGGGACTGGTTGGTGGGGTGCCGGGGCTTGTCATGCTGGGGGCCGCGGCCTGGTACACGATGTATCAGAATCAGGAGCAGGCCAGAGAATCTGCACGCCAGTATGCCGCAAAAATCGACGAAATTCGCCAGAAAACGTCGGCAATGTCGCTTCCTGAAGCGTCAGATAATGAGGAAAAGACGCGGCAGGCACTTGATGAGCAAAACAGGTTAATTGACGAGCAGAAAAGTAAGATTAAATCCTTACAGGAAAAAATTGCTGGCTATCAGTATGTGCTGGCAAACCCGGGCTGGACAACCGATAACGGTTTTATGATTAACCACATGACGTCGGTAAAAACAGTCACAGAAGGGCTTGCAGAAGCAACAAATCAACTGGCAGTTGAACAGTCCCGTCTCACACAAATGCAGGGCAAAGCGCAATCCATTCAGGATGTGCTTGCCGGGCTGGAGGAGCGGCGGGTTGCGTTGATCCGTCAACAGGCGGCGGAACAAAACAAAGCGTATCAGTCCCTGTTGATCATGAATGGGCAGCATACCGAGTTTAATCGCCTTCTTGGGCTTGGTAATGAATTACTTCAGCAGCGACAGGGGCTGGTGAATGTACCGTTACGGCTACCACAGGCAACCCTGGATGATAAACAGCAGACCGCACTGAATAACAGCAAGCGCGAACTGGCTCTGTCCCGCCTTAAGGGGGAAGCGCGTGAGCGTGCCCGACTGGGCTATGCTGCGGATGATCTCGGCTTTGTGGGAGAGGCGTATCAGACAGCCAGACAGAATTATATCAATAACTTACTGGATGCCTGGCGAAATAACCAGGCAAATAAACCCAAAGCGCATAAAAAGACCGAAGCGGAAAAAACAGAAGATATTTATAAACGGCTGATTAAACAGCAAAAAGAACAGATAGCACTGGCAGGGCAGAATACTGAACTGGCTAAGATGAAATATCAGGTCAGTCAGGGCGAATTATCAACCCTGTCAGAAGCGCAGAAAAAAACGCTTTTGCAGAATGCAGCACTCATCGACCAGAAAAAGATTCGTGAGCAGCTTGCTGCGTATGAAAGCAGCCTGGCGGACAGTAATGCCAGTACCCGGGCGTCTAACGACGCGCAGTTACTGGGATATGGTGAAGGCTCACGGATGCGTGAACGACTCCAGGAAATGTGGAGTATCCGGCATGAGTTTGAGCAGAAAAATAACGAGCTGCTGAGACAGTATCAGGCCGGAGAAATTGAAGAAGCCCTGTGGAAACAGGAGAAAGAACTGAATAAAAAATATCTGGAAGAGCGTCTCAGCGATCAGCAGGATTATTATGCAAAGGCCGATGCTTTACGTAATAACTGGAATGCAGGACTCCAGGAGGGGCTGACCAACTGGGCAGACAGTGCCACCGATTATGCTTCGCAGGCGGCAGATGCTGTCGTTTCCACTATGGACGGGCTGGTATCAAATATTTCCGATGCGCTGGCCGGAAATGTTGTGGACTGGAGAAACTGGGGGAGTTCAATTCTCCAGGAAGTTTCAAAAATTCTGATGAATGCGGCCATTGTTAACGGACTGAAGTCACTCTCCGGTGCCGGAGGGTGGCTTGGTACGGTCGGCGGATGGATTTCGGGGGCGGTGGCAAACGCAAAAGGTGGTGTTTACACATCGGCAAATCTGAGTGCTTACAGTAACACTATTGTGGATACACCGACGTATTTTGCTTTTGCGAAAGGTGCCGGGCTGATGGGCGAGGCCGGGCCTGAAGCTATCATGCCACTGACACGGGCAGCGGACGGCTCTCTTGGGGTCAGAGCCATTGGCAATGTGAATAGTGGCGGGGGGGTTGTTTATTCTCCCGTGTATCACATCAGCATTCAGAATCAAGGGAGCAATGGCGAGATAGATGCGCGCTCAGCCAGGGGACTGGTGGATCTGATCGACAGCAGGGTTGTGTCAATTATGCAGTCATCGCGTCGGGATGGAGGATTGTACAGTGCCTGAGCCTGAAGTTTTTAACTGGATCCCCCGTGAGGGGATGGAGACGACACGAAAGCCATCAGTTATTACGGTAAAGTTTGGTGACGGATATGAACAGAGACGGGCTGGTGGTCTGAATGCGGATCTGAAAACGTTTAAACCGGTATTTCGTGTCACAGATGAATATTCCCGTGCCGCGCTGGACAGTTTTTTATCCCGTCATGCCGGGATTCGTGCTTTTTTGTGGCGTCCGCCAAAACACAACAGGACTGTCCGGGTTGTCTGCAGGGAGTGGAGCATTTCGGATAATGCCATGTATACCGATTTTAACTGTACCTTTGAAGAGGTCACTCACTGATGCAGGATATACAGCAGGAAACACTCAATGAGTGCACTAAAACGGAGCAATCCGCGCTGATCGTGCTCTGGGAAATTGATCTGACAGAGGTCGGCGGAGATCGTTATTTCTTCTGTAATGAGCAGAACGAAAAAGGTGAACCAGTCACCTGGCAGCGGCGGCAGTATCAGGCCTATCCCATTCAGGGAAGTGGATTTGAGATGAACGGCAAAGGAGCCAGTGCAAGGCCAACGCTTAAAGTCTCTAATCTGTACGGCATGGTCACCGGGATGGCGGAAGACCTGCAGAGTCTGGTCGGCGGAACGGTGGTCAGGCGTAAGGTTTACGCCCGTTTTCTGGATGCGGTGAACTTCGTCAACGGAAACAGTGACGCCGACCCGGAGCAGGAGGTGATCAGCCGCTGGCGCATCGAGCAGTGCAGCGAACTGAGTGCGGTCAGTGCTTCTTTTGTACTGTCCACGCCGACGGAAACGGATGGTGCGGTTTTTCCGGGGCGCATCATGCTGGCCAACACCTGTACCTGGACCTATCGCGGTGATGAGTGCGGTTATAGCGGTCCGGCTGTCGCGGATGAATATGACCAACCGACGTCCGATATCACGAAAGATAAATGCAGCAAATGCCTGAGTGGCTGTAAGTTTCGCAATAACGTCGGCAACTTTGGCGGCTACCTTTCCATCAACAAACTTTCGCAGTAAATCCCATGACAGAGACAGAATCAGCGATTCTGGCGCACGCCCGGCGATGTGCGCCAGCGGAGTCGTGCGGCTTCGTGGTGAGAACGCCGGAGGGGGAAAGATATTTCCCCTGCGTGAATATCTCCGGTGAGCCGGAAGATTATTTCCGGATGTCGCCGGAGGACTGGCTGCAGGCCAAAATGCAGGGTGAGATTGTGGCGCTGGTCCACAGTCACCCCGGTGGTCTGCCCTGGCTGAGTGAGGCTGACAGGCGGCTGCAGGTGCAGAGTGATTTGCCGTGGTGGCTGGTCTGCCGGGGGGCGATTCATAAGTTCCGCTGTGTGCCGCATCTTACCGGGCGGCGCTTTGAGCACGGGGTGACGGACTGTTACACGCTGTTCCGGGATGCTTATCATCTGGCGGGGATTGAGATGCCGGATTTTCATCGTGAGGATGACTGGTGGCGTCACGGTCAGAATCTCTATCTGGATAATCTGGAGGCCACAGGGCTGTATCAGGTGCCGTTGTCATCAGCACAACCGGGCGATGTGCTGCTGTGCTGCTTTGGTTCATCGGTGCCGAATCATGCCGCCATTTACTGCGGCGACGGCGAGCTGCTGCACCATATTCCTGAACAACTGAGCAAACGAGAGAGGTATACCGACAAATGGCAGCGACGCACACACTCCCTCTGGCGTCACCGGGCATGGCACGCATCTGCCTTTACGGGGATTTACAACGATTTGGCCGCCGCATCGACCTTCGTGTGAAAACGGGGGCTGAAGCCATCCGCGCACTGGCCACACAGCTCCCGGTGTTTCGTCAGAAACTGAGCGACGGCTGGTATCAGGTACGGATTGCCGGGCGGGACGTCAGCACGTCCGGGTTAACGGCGCAGTTACATGAGACTCTGCCTGATGGCGCTGTGATTCATATTGTTCCCAGAGTCGCCGGGGCCAAGTCAGGTGGCGTATTCCAGATTGTCCTGGGGGCTGCCGCCATTGCCGGATCATTCTTTACCGCCGGAGCCACCCTTGCAGCATGGGGGGCAGCCATTGGGGCCGGTGGTATGACCGGCATCCTGTTTTCTCTCGGTGCCAGTATGGTGCTCGGTGGTGTGGCGCAGATGCTGGCACCGAAAGCCAGAACTCCCCGTACACAGACAACGGATAACGGCAAACAGAACACCTATTTCTCCTCACTGGATAACATGGTTGCCCAGGGCAATGTTCTGCCGGTTCTGTACGGTGAAATGCGCGTGGGGTCACGCGTGGTTTCTCAGGAGATCAGCACGGCAGACGAAGGGGATGGTGGTCAGGTTGTGATGATTGGTCGATGATGCAAAATATTTTATGTGAAACCGCCTCCGGGCGGTTTTGTCGTTTATGGAGCATGACGAATGGGTAAAGGCAGCAGTAAGGGGCATACCCCGCGCGAAGCGAAGGACAATCTGAAGTCCACGCAGTTGCTGAGTGTGATCGATGCCATCAGTGAAGGGCCGGTTGAAGGTCCGGTGGATGGCTTAAAAAGCGTGCTGCTGAACAGTACACCGGTGCTGGACAGTGAGGGGAATACCAACATCTCCGGCGTAACGGTGGTGTTCCGGGCAGGTGAGCAGGAGCAGACTCCGCCGGAGGGATTTGAATCCTCCGGCTCCGAGACGGTGCTGGGTACGGAAGTGAAATATGACACGCCGATCACCCGGACCATCACGTCGGCAAACATTGACCGTCTGCGCTTTACCTTCGGTGTGCAGGCACTGGTGGAAACCACCTCAAAGGGGGACCGGAATCCGTCGGAAGTCCGCCTGCTGGTTCAGATACAGCGTAACGGTGGCTGGGTGACGGAAAAAGACATCACCATTAAGGGCAAAACCACCTCGCAGTATCTGGCCTCGGTGGTGGTGGGTAACCTGCCGCCGCGCCCGTTCAACATCCGGATGCGCAGGATGACGCCGGACAGCACCACAGACCAGCTGCAGAACAAAACGCTCTGGTCGTCATACACTGAAATCATCGATGTGAAACAGTGCTACCCGAACACGGCACTGGTCGGCGTACAGGTGGACTCGGAACAGTTCGGTAGCCAGCAGGTGAGCCGTAATTATCATCTTCGCGGGCGTATTCTGCAGGTGCCGTCGAATTATAACCCGCAGACGCGGCAATACAGCGGTATCTGGGACGGAACGTTTAAGCCAGCATACAGCAACAACATGGCCTGGTGTCTGTGGGATATGCTGACCCATCCGCGCTACGGCATGGGGAAACGTCTTGGTGCGGCGGATGTGGATAAATGGGCGCTGTATGTCATCGGCCAGTATTGCGACCAGTCGGTGCCGGATGGCTTTGGTGGCACGGAGCCGCGCATCACCTGTAATGCCTGGCTGACCACACAGCGTAAGGCGTGGGATGTTCTCAGTGATTTCTGCTCGGCGATGCGCTGTATGCCGGTATGGAACGGGCAGACGCTGACGTTCGTGCAGGACCGACCGTCGGATAAGGTGTGGACCTATAACCGCAGTAATGTGGTGATGCCGGATGATGGCGCGCCGTTCCGCTACAGCTTCAGCGCCCTGAAGGACCGCCATAATGCCGTTGAGGTGAACTGGATTGACCCGGATAACGGCTGGGAGACGGCGACAGAGCTTGTTGAAGATACGCAGGCCATTGCCCGTTACGGTCGTAACGTCACGAAGATGGATGCCTTTGGCTGTACCAGCCGGGGGCAGGCGCACCGCGCCGGGCTGTGGCTGATTAAAACGGAACTGCTGGAAACGCAGACCGTGGACTTCAGCGTGGGTGCCGAAGGGCTTCGCCATGTACCGGGCGATGTCATTGAAATCTGCGATGATGACTATGCCGGTATCAGCACCGGCGGGCGCGTGCTGGCGGTAAACAGCCAGACCCGGACGCTGACGCTCGACCGTGAAATCACGCTGCCATCCTCCGGCACCACTCTGATAAGCCTGGTTGACGGGCAGGGTAATCCGGTGAGCGTGGAGGTCCAGTCCGTCACCGACGGTGTGAAGGTGAAAGTGAGCCGTGTTCCTGACGGCGTTGCCGGATACAGCGTGTGGGGGCTGAAGCTGCCGACGCTGCGCCAGCGCCTGTTCCGCTGTGTGAGTATCCGTGAGAATGACGACGGTACGTATGCCATCACCGCCGTACAGCATGTACCGGCAAAAGAGGCCATCGTGGATAACGGGGCGCACTTTGACGGCGACCAGAGCGGCACGGTGAATGGTGTCACGCCGCCAGCGGTGCAGCACCTGACCGCCGAAGTTACCGCAGACAGCGGGGAATATCAGGTGCTGGCGCGCTGGGACACGCCGAAGGTGGTGAAGGGCGTGAGCTTTATGCTTCGCCTGACCGTGGCAGCGGATGACGGCAGTGAGCGGCTGGTCAGCACGGCCCGGACGACGGAAACCACATACCGCTTCACGCAACTGGCGCTGGGGCGGTACACGCTGACAGTCCGGGCAGTAAATGCGTGGGGGCAGCAGGGCGATCCGGCATCGGTATCGTTCCGGATTGCCGCACCGGCAGCGCCGTCTCGGATTGAGCTGACGCCGGGGTATTTTCAGATAACGGCGGTCCCGCGTCTTGCGGTGTATGACCCGACGGTACAGTTTGAATTCTGGTTCTCAGAAAAACGCATCACGAACACGGCACAGGTGGAAAAATCTGCCCGTTATCTGGGGACCGGCAGTCAGTGGACTGTCCAGGGGAGCCGGATTAAGCCGGGGACGGATTTCTGGTTTTACGTGCGAAGCGTCAACCTGGTGGGAAAATCTGCTTTTGTGGAAGCCAGCGGGCAGCCCAGCAATGATGGTGAAGGGTATCTGGAAATTTTCCGGGGGCTGATAGATGAGACGCTTCTGGGCCAGGCACTGAAAGAGCGCATTGATGCTTCAGCGCTGCGTACGGAGGTCACGCAACTGGAAGAAGACATCCGTCAGCGGATGGACACGGATATCGCAGAAGTGACCCGGAAAATCGGGAAGGCGGAAAACAGCCTCACGCAGCTGGTTGCGAAAAAGAATGAGGACCAGACACTGGCCATCGCGCAGGTGAGCCAGAAAGTGGACCGGGTGAGCAGTGAAATCTCACAGACTGTCAGCCAGGGGCAGTCAGAAAACGCCCGACAGATAGCACAGGTCCGCCAGTACGTGGATAAAAAAGGGAGTGAAATTACCTCGACCACGGATAAAAAGCTGGGTGACCAGGCCGTGACCATACAGCAAATCCAGCGGGTTCAGTCAGACACGCGCAATGAGCTGAATGCCATGTATATGCTGAAGGTGCAGAAAACAAAA